ACCAAAGTAAGATCAGTTTCTACCATGATCAGGGACATTCGTTTGTGTTTTATAAGGAAAACAGAAAAGAAAAACTACCACAAAGCTGTAGAGCCAGAGCAAGAAACTCTGATTCGCCAAGTAACAGTGGCAATTGAAACAGCAACACCTCCTGTGGCTGTTGTGATACCGGAGTTTCCAATCCAAGCAACGGGACCCGCTCCTCTACGAGGATCCTGAGCCAAGTCAACTTCAAAACCCAAAAGGTTGAAATTGAAAACGCTATTCTTTTGCTCGTTTGAACTGAGTGGAAAAGTCTGCTTGTTTGGAACTTTTATGACAACATCACGGGATGTGCCAGTGTCTGCGTCCGTATCCTTCCTGGAAGGAATCATCGCAAGAAAAACATGTCCGGTAGGACGCAAAGTGCCAGGATCTGTATGCACGTCAGCTGCTTGCCTCGCTTCTGCAGTCACTTCTGTGACAACAACACTAGCAAACAAGCTTCTGAGAACGTAAATTTGCGCAAAATCAGAAAGTTTCAGAGAAACTCTATGCTGTCCAGTCTTTATGGACAAAGTATGCTCAACAGAAAACTGAGTTACACCAACAAAGTCAGAAACAGGTTTCAAAGTGGAATCGACGAGTTCTGTTGATTCAGCCATCGTAGATAGCTGGAACGGAAAAGAGGATTTGTGTAATAGTGAAAGTCAAAAGCAAAAGCAATTGAATTTTGACTTGGTGAAACACCGTTTTGAGCGGTAGGCACAAATTGTTCTGCAAACTGTTTTAACCAATTTGCACGCGATTGATTAGTGAGAAATTTGCCAATTTCAATCAAATTTGAAGTACCAAATCTCACATAAACATCACCTTTGTGAGAAAGACCGCCCAGAGCTGCAACTAATTTGTTGCTGTGATTTTCGACTGAAGTTGTTTGATTTCCTGAGAATTCCATTCGCCTTCAATCTTATCTTTGATCTCATTAAATTCGGTCAGACCAATAACCGCCCAAGCATGTTCTTCAGACAGCCATACACCTCTTTTCAAAAAGTCGTTCTGACGACCAGTTATGAGGTAATTCGGAACATGCCACTTATTTAGAAAATGTTGAATGATTTCAAGAGGCTCATCACGCAAACTTGAAAGCATATCACCATCTTTGACAAAGAAATTAGCTGCAAAAACAGCACAATCATTTTCTTTGTCCAAGACAACCAATTTCTTGTCATCGTCACTAACTTCTTTGCAATGATCTAGTAACAAATCGAAAAAGGTGTTTCTGTCTCTCATAGCATGATACAATTCAATTGCTGAGTCAGAAAATTCAGGTTCAAAGTCTGAATAAGCCTCTCTGCAAAATAACCTCAGCCTGTTGTATGAATAATCTGAAAGATGTACATATCGATCATAAAAACTTTCAGACAATTGATTTGCTCTTTGAACATTGTCAGTTCTTTTCACAAGAATCTTTGCCACCATTCTAACTGGATCTGGAACGACGTCATCTGGCAAAAAGAAACGTCCAGCGTGATATGGAGGCTTGTTGTAATCTTCCGTCAACTGTGTCTGTCTTATCTCGGGAACTGCTTCTGGCAAAATTGTCATGATTTTGTCACAAAGAAAATCATCTCCCTTGATGATCATATTTGCATCACAAAGTTGATCACCAAATCTCTCCAGCATGACGGTGAGCACTTCTACAATATTCCTGACCAAAGTGAAAGGATCTCCCGATCCCAAATTGTATCTAGCCTCACCTCTGTAAAGACCAGAGTGCATTGAGGCATAAGCATATCTCTTTGAATGCAATTCATAAAGGTCACAGAGTTCTTGTGGAACGCCCATTTCTGACATCAACATGCAAAAGACTCGCAATGTGACGGGTGTATGACTTGTATCTTGCCTTTTGACATCTGCCTGATAATTTTCGTCTTGAAAGCGTCCCAATACATGACAGCGACGCAATTCTCTGGCTACTTCTTTGTCTGAATAGCCGGAGTCCATGATCACGCCTCTTCTTGTACACAAACGCAGATTGCGGAGAAACATTTTACTCCACTCGCCAAATTTGGCATTGAAATCTGCAGGTGAGGCAAGAACTGTTTGCCCATAATTTTCTTCGAGTGCAAAACTTCTCTTCAGCTTTACTTTGGTCTGGGTTTTGAGAAAACCCGCAGATCTCACTGAAAAAGCGGTGGTACCATAATGATCAGCCAACAACATTTTGCTAACAAATTCACTGGTTCTAGTGTTGGACCAATCAAACACAGAAGGCTGCAAAGAAAGACTTTCAGTTGCTTCACTTACCAAAAATGCTTCTTTGAAAGCATTAAACAAAGTGTTTGCCTGAGCTCGAATACGCCAAGGATCTTCATCAATGACTCTTGGTCGAGCTGTTCTTTCAATGACGTTCTTCTGATCCAACAACTCGTCTCTGCTGTGTTGCAATATGGCCAATCTGGACAAGCCTGTAAAGTCAGTATTCAACTGATCTGAAACATAGTTTTCAGGGCGCCTCACAGAAGTTAAACCTTGTGCTGATTGATAAACAGGATATTTGACTGCATCTGTCATCACATAAGGCTGCTCAACCCCTACAAGTCGATCAGTAGTCGCTTTGAATATGTCTCTCGAATGCCCAGTAGAAGATAAAGAAAACTTGTGCCATGGTCGCCAATCTTCCAAAATGGCACCAGCAGACCTAAATCTTTGAACTTGTGGTAAGGCACCACTTTGATATAATCTCTCCAATATCGGACTGTGCTTGTACGCTTTGGCAACTTGCTCCGTCATTGTGGCACCTATTCGCTCACGAGCATCAATCAATGCTAACCTCCCATCAACTGTCAATTTGTGTTCAAATTTCAGTCCAATTAAAAGGTTCAAGTCAAACTGATCTCCCCATATCAATTGACTCTTCGAATGTCTGGAAGTTGCCACATAAAACAAACCAGGTTGTTGAACATACCATTTTTCCATTGCATTGAATCTTCCAGACAAAAGCACTGCATGGTCAGTTCTTTTGCCTTGAACTCTGCTGGTGGATAGCCAGCTCTGTTCTCCACCCTTCAGAAAACCCAGTTCTTCATCAGTCATTTCAACGTATTGTAACAGAGGTTCTGCTTTGTCTTTGTACAGTAAACAATCGTCACTATTCACTGCAACCTTAAGTTCCTCAACGTCTTCTGCAGTATCTTTTTGCGAAAAACAAATGGAATGAACAACTTTTGATCTGGTTTGAAACATGCTGACGAACGGATCTTCCTGACCAGCCCACGCAGCAATGTAAGTTGAATCAACTGGCATAGTGTTTGACACACACATTCTCATAACTGGAGTCTTCAAAGTATTGAAATCAGAAGCAGTGATTTCACCCCCGTCCTCATACTGTTGTCTTCTGTCGCCTAGCAACAGCACCTTGCATTCTGATTGAGCCGCCTTCCACAAATAAGCGTACATTTCAGCTTTTGTGTAAGCATAGCACTCATCAATGACAAGCAAAGATCTACCTTTCAGAGTGGTCGTCATCAATTTGTGTCTGGTAACTACAGTACCCACTTTTTTTTTTCGCCAATCGAAAGCCAATGTTCTTGTTGGACACACCACAGCACAAGAGATTTGATATTCTTTCACAGTGGAACTCACCACAGCACTTTTCGCGGAACCGGCCAAACCATCGATCAAAATAGAAGGAACAACAATGGAATCTCCATCAGTTACCTCGGAAAAGAATTTTTCTTGTAATTGCTCAATCGCACCATCATCGGTGGCTTTGAAATTGACAGGCTTACAAAAACCCGCACAAAGTGCGGTTGTTGTTCTTTCTCTTTCGATTGCCATTTTGACTATGGTTACAGCACCAGAGTCTGGAGCAGGAAAAGAAATTGGCCCTGATTCCAAAGTTTTGAGGATATCTTCAAGACTAGAGTGTTTGCTCACAAATTCTACGTTCGCCAAAGAACCAGAACTGTCACCAAAATTTGGCAAACCCATAGGATCAAATTTTGATGAGCTCATCAGCTGTTCCACAGACGATTTGTCCATGCTCAACGTCATTCTTCTTGTGTTTGGTTTCCAGCCAGGAAAATAGTCGCCAACTTTGGCCTGTTTGTTTCTAGTACCAAATATTGCATCCGTCCACCTGACACTAGCATTCAGTTGACTCAAAGGATTGCTCTCAACGTCTTCTGGCAGTACGTCAGGATCGTTATTTACCGCATCTTCAGTATTCAAAGAATCAGCGGAACAATACCCCTCATCAACAAAAGGTTCAGTTTTGTCACTGAACTTACTACTGCCGCGAAACTTAGTTCCGTCGCCACTACCCACGGGTTCTGCAAAACCGACACCAGGATTTTGCACAGTGGTCCAATGTGTGACCACGTCATAATCTGAAGCACCTCGTTTTGCTTTTCCAGGTAATCTTTCATCACGTTGTAATGAAAAGAGCTTGCTGTATCCATTCAACACGCGTTCAACGAGACTTCTTTCTGAAGCTGCCGAGAAATGACTCCTCATCTTTGACATCATCAGCAATGCATCGCTTTTGCCCAATCCCGCGCACATTATTGCATGTACAAGAGTACTAACAAATTGCCTTGTATCAGTATGCCAGGCCCGCTCCAAGACCACATTTCCTATCTTTATTTGAGCTTCGAGTCCCAGCATTCTACCAGCTGCAGATTCCACCACATTCTTGGCACCATTTAACTGGACGATATATTTTACCGTCTGATTGAACTTTTGTGCAGGAACAGTGAAATGTTTCACATCATCATTGTCTCTTGTGAGATCATGCAAGACATAATGACCAGCATCAGGCATCGCCCAGGTTGTTTCGTATTCTTCTTGTGGGCCAACACCTATCCGCAGTTCAAACAAATAGGAGGAGCCAACTTTGACAAGTGTGTCCAACTCCACACTATAGCCAAGTATCGGTTCTATGGGCTTGACCCAGCTCATGACATGTTCAGCATCATCAGTATAACCAGGAACAGGCACATTCAAACAAGACATGTAAAGCTTGCGACCTTTCCTATGGTATCGGCACCGGAGTATTTCGTCGTCCCAAATGTCAATCCTGTCATCCATCATTACCACTGGTATGTTCATGGCGATGTATGCTTTGAAAATACCACTAGCTATGCAAGCCTTAGCGAAACTAGACTTGGACATGCCCTGAGTGGAATAGAAAGCACAAGCCAAAGCATCGTCAACTCTCAGAGGATTCTCTCCAAATCGTTCATTGATATTAAGCCTTTGATACAAAGCTCTTTGAACGACCGTGCCAGATTGTCGTTTTCTGGCTTCATCTCTGCCAGTGAGTATGGGTCCGAAATTGGCAACAATACCAGGAATCTTGCTGACTTGTCTGACATTTCCGCCGATCATGATCACTTTGCTCACATCATCGGATCTGGAGATGTTACGAGAAACAATAATCTCGAAAGCTCTCCTAACAGCCCACGTCTCAGGATGTGAATGTGACCTGTTGACAATTCTAAAATAAAAGTCAGGTAACGCTTCTTGAAGATGTCTAGCAGACTCTTCAGAAATTGAACCAGGCAAATTTATTATAGATTTGTTGGTGGTTGACACAGTCTGAATCAAAGGTGTCAAGATTGCGTTGGTCACCATCCTTTGAGCAGCACTATCTTCTTTCATCCTAGAAACGTCTTTCACAAGACTGAAGAAGAAAGGATCGGCTCGAATGACCTGTGTGTGAGTGCTAACGTCATAGTTCTCGTCAGCTTGGGCAGCGCCGATCGCCAAATATTCACGCACCCTGTTCACGTGATTGTTTCTGCCAGTGGAATTGTTTTCCGTCCTACGTTCGGGACCCAACTTCTGTGTCTCGACATCTTCGTAATATATGTCCATGAGAATGCCGGCAGCTGCAAAAAGAGCAGATCCTGCGAGCAATCCTGATGCATACATGAACATAATCTTAGTAACCGGATAGGCAGAAGTTTTAACCACAGCAACTGCCCAAGAAGCCATTGAAACGGAATTGGTAATTGCGCGATCAGCAGCTGCATCGACCTCTGCATCTGACACTCCGACTACTCGACAAAAAGCCTTAGCAGGAGCCAAAGCGTCGGCTTTCCAACTAGTGAAAATCTCGCGCCTCCTACGATTTTCAAGAGCAGCCCCAACTTTGTCCTTAAAGACCATGCCAGCCATACTGAGCAGGCGACTCTGTCGTTGTGTTTCAGACATTTCTTCTTCCATTGCCTCCTCAAAAAGAGCTGGACTCCATCTTTCGTCAGGTTTTGAGAAAACCAACTTGACGGCCAACTTTGCCGCCACAACAGATTCTCGTGCAGTCGCCCATCTAGAAACAACACCTTGAGTTATGTTGAATAATTGCGTTTCTCCTATTTTTAGGAGACCTCCAGAAGCATGGACCTGTTCCATGTGGTCACCTAAAGTGTGATAATTAACAGAGGCATCTTCAACAAAGGCATTTGTTTTATCCAACAATTGCCCAGCGTAGAGCTCGCCTTCATTAGTCAAGTGTCTGCCTCTGGTTACCAAATCTGAAACCATAATTCCGACTCTGACGTTTTTCATCTCAACTGAAGCCCTCAAGACTCGTACGGTCTTACTCAGAGGTTGTACATCTTTAGTAATGTTGACATGCGCCAACAAACCTAAAGAGCCAGCATCAACTGGTTCCAGCAACTCTAAGTATTTGGCTTGACTGGACAAACCTCCGAATTTGTCATTGTTGGCCAGCAATTTGACAAGAAATTCAAGTGGCATAAAAGGACCCCAACGCCCAATTACTTGTTTTGCAGGATCTTTAAACCAAGCCAAATGGCAAAAGCCAATCATGGACTCGTGAAATCCTTCAGCATCTGTCTTGATAGCACCCCAGTGCTTTCGGGCAAAAGACTCCATTTTCCAGTCAATGGGTGGTTTACAGTCCGAGTACCCGCTATCACTGGATTCAGACCGCTTGCCACCCGTGCGCGACTCTTGGGGTTCTTGCAGATGTGACATCACGCTCCGCCACCCCCGTTGTCTTGGGAATGACGGCCCTCAACTCTTGCGCCCGCTCACCCTTATGCTCAACTGATATTCTAGCAGTGTTGAGCAAAGGTCTGTATTTCCAATCTCTTACCCCACGACCAATGGCAAATATGAAACAAACAACTCCAACCACCCAAATTGGTGAAGTCAACCAGGTCTTCAAGAGAAAACCAATATCGTTCTCTTTTGAAGTGATTTGCTCAAACACAGCAACGGCAAATGTGACTACAAAGCTAGTAGACATAGGATGATTAAGCATTGATAATTGTAGTCAACAGTGGTTTACGCGCCGAAGCTAATAAACCAAACCGAC